ACTTTAACGCGACGGTAGTAGCGGTTGGTGTTCTGGGTAAGAGCACCTGCGCCAACGGTTGTACCCTCAGCGAATGGGTTAGCAACCATGCCGTAGCGAGTCTTGAAGCCGATCTTAGGCTGGAAGGTGTCCTGACCAACGGCACGAACCATCTGAAGAGGAACGTAAGGGCAGTAGAACAGACCAGCGTCATATGGGGAGGAACCCTTGTAACCAGCAACGTAGTACTGATCAGCGGCACCGTTAGCACCATATGGATCGATGTAAACGCGATACTTACCAGCAAGAATACCAGCGAAGGTATTACCGGTGTCATCAACGTTCAGGTTAGCGTTAAGGGCAGGGGTGTAGTCGAGTACACCAGCCATGGTCAGTGCGGAAGCAACGTCAGCAGAGCACATGATCATGTTACCCTTGCCTCTACGAGTGCGCTGGGCAATCGCGTTGGCGTCTCTTTCGATCTGGAAGATCAGACCCTTGAACTTCTCAACAGACCAGCGACCATTGGAGTCAACGTCGAGGTCGAACGCACCGTTGGTTGCAACGTTGGTGGTAGCACCGAGTTCAGCAACACGATAGATGGTTCTGATGACTTCGCGGTTGATTTCAGCAAGGATTTCGGTGGAGAGAATGTTAGCCAGTTCGGCTTCAGCATTCAGACCGTGGATTGCCTTGAGGTCCTGGGCGAGTTCCAGGGAGTATTCTGCTTTCAGAGCTCTGCTCTTAGCAGTAACGGTGACCTTCTCGATCGAGAATGCCATCTCGTTGAATGCGCCAATGCCGTCGCCGAGGTTCTCAGCGTCGTCTGTGCGCATACCTTGACCTACAGAGTAGGTGTCGCCTTCGATGCCCGAAACAGGGTTCAGAGCAGCAGGGTTAGAACCGGATTGACCAGTAGTACCCATACCAACGGCGCCAGCGGTGAATCCGTTGGTGCGGTTGAAGTTGCTGTCCTGACCAGAGAATGCGGAATCTGCTTCGTCGAACAGGGCTTCAACTCCACCCTGAGTCTTGTAGCGGGAGCGCATTGCGAAGATCAGTCCAGTAGGACCGGTCATTGGTTGTACGCCAGCCAGGTCATAAGCGACCAGGTTAGGCATGGAGCGTCTGATCAGGGAGATCAGAACAGGGTCGAAACCAGCAACGGTTTGACCACCTTGGGAAGTATATCCACCGTTACCAACAGCGTTGGTTGGGGATTCGCTCAGGAAGTCTCTTTCTTCGCGGAGAGCGATTTCTTGGTTTTCCAGGAGTTGAGCAGTAACTGCTCTACGATGATTGTCCTTGATGGAGTCAAGTCCGTCGTAGTCCAGAAGGGGTGCCCACTTCTCCTGCAGTACCTCGTTAGAAGGCATTTGCATTTGAATTTTACCTCGTTTTAAAGTTAGTTTGAACTATGATCTAAAAATCACTTTTTAGCGACCCTACCAAGAGTCTGCATATAGGATTCCATGAGTGGGGAGACAGATGTCTGTGCCACTGCTTCGGTTCCTTCAGAGATGGTCTCAGTATGATCTCTCTGAGTGCTAGTTTCCTCTGGGAAGTAAGACTTCTTCAGAGTGTCCAGCTTCTCACGATAGTCTGCTTCACTTTCAAACTCAACATTTTCGGCGAGAGAAGCGAACTTGTCCTTTTGGGTCTCAGCGAGTCCCTCAGCGACTTCCGAGAAAATTACCTCAGAAGTGGATTCAGCTAATCTACGATTTAGAGCAACATTGCGATCAATTTGCTCGTTGAGTTTTGTCTCCATTTCGTCAAGTTTATCTACCATGCTTTCAAGCACATCATATTTGTCTTCAGGGATAGTTACATAATGTTCTTCAAAAAGTTGCTTCATACCGGCAAGGAAGGATTCGGACATTTCAGTCTTAAGTCCTGCCTCAACGGCGATTGCATTTTCAGCAATCCATTCGTCAGCAACATACTCCAGATAACCGTCAACACGGTCTTCCAGAGCTTCTTTAATGTTTTGAACTTCTTCTACAAGCGCTTGCTCATAGGAAGCTTCAAGGGATTCCTTAATTTCGGAAACCTTGCTCTTGATAGCAGCCTCAAAAATGGTGCGTGCTTTTTCTTGGAATTCTTCGGAGAGTTCTTCGCCAGCAAGAAGTGCCTGAACGTCGGTTTCGACTTCAAACTCTTGCTCTTCGACGACTTCCTCTTCGGTAACTTCTGCTTCGGCAACAACCTTTTCTTCGGTTGTCTCCTCTTCAGAAACTACTTCCTCAGGTGTCTCCTCTTCAGCTTCGGCGACAACCTCTTGACCTTCTTCAACTTCATCCGAAACTGCCTCAGCAGCTTTGGCTTTGGAGTTGACTACATCTCTGACTTGCTTCAGAGTTGCACCAGGCTCTTTGAGTTTGTTAGAGTCGTCGTCTGGCTTGGAGTTCTCGGGAGTAGGACCCCCAAGATCTTCGTAAGGGACGCCACCGGCTTGCATTGGTTCAGCAGGTGCAGCGCCTTTGGTTACTGCGTTTTCCATTTCCTGTAAGTTGCTATCAGCGGACATTTGATTAGATATTTTTGTATTAATCTATATTTATTTATAAATCAAAGATTTGATAAGAAATCGTTGAATAAGTTCAACTTATGCTCATCAAGGCTTCTTTGGTCAACAAGAGTGTTAATTCTCTTCTGTGTCTTCTCTGCGAGTTGCTCACGAAGAATTCCACCTTCCCAAACCCACTCTTTTCCTTCCATAATTCCTGAGACAAAAGCATCAGGAGCAGAAGGATCGGCAACGATATCAGCAGCGGTTGCTAACATGAAATCTTCGCCAACAACTTTATGACCTTCGTTGGTCATACGGAGTGAACCTACACCACGAGAAGAAACTCCAAGCATAACTCCTTCACCGATAAGTGATTGAGCAATCTTGCCCATAGGAGTATCAAGAAGTTGTGCCTTACCTCTAAAGTTATTACCCTCTTGAACAAGAGAAGTAATCTTATGAGAAACACGATCAAGATTGACGGTAGGACCATCGGGGTGACCGAGTTCTCCCAGAGCACGACCCTTACGAACGAAACTTTCGTTATAACGATTTACTTCATTAGCAAGAGTTTGAATGGGATACATTCTTCCATTGCGATTTTTGATTTCGCCCTGGAGGAATACACCCTCAATGCACATTCTTTTCTTAGCACCTTTTCCTTCGGTGATAATTTGAATGTCTGAGATTTCTTCTGTGATAAGTTTCATTTGTTTATCCTGTAAATCCTACTTTGAATCCTACGACTGTGCTTGCAGATGCTGAGATAATATCCTGAGCACCCTTCTCAAAAAATTCAATTCTGTCTGCAGGAAGTGATACTGTGGCAGTGCTTGCATATCCGGTAGTTGTGCTTTTTGCAACACTGACAGTCGCATCGGCACCAGAATTATTGAAAACTCTAACTACAGTTGCACTATCCAGTGTAGTTGCATTATTAAGAGCAACTTCAGTACCAGATCCTACTAATAAAGTTCTTCCCATTATTCTTGGTCCTCTTGAGGTTCTTCTTCAGGTTCATCAAAAATTGAAGTGCCTACTTGTGGTTTCAGCGCATCAATTCTTTCAGCTGCTTTCGCATACAACGAATTTTTAATTGCATCAGAAACATCTGCAGGAGATTGATCCTGTGCAATCAAGTCGATAATACTGTTTTCCATGAAAAAATTATATATATCTTCTATTTATGGTTCGGCAGATTTCCCATCAGCTTCAGTTGCCTTTCCTTGACTCTCAATGTCTGGATCTGTTGGGGCACCCATCGCATCTGGAAGCATTTCTCCAGTAACTGGATCGACTGCATTAGGATCTGGAAGAATACCTTTTTGAATCTCATCCATAATCTGAGCATCAATCTCAATGATTTCTTGATCAGTCTGGCGAAGAACTTGTTTCCTTACATATTCGGTAGAATAGAACTTACCAATATAAGGTTCGATAGTAGCAAGGTTAGTCAGTCTGCTCTGAAGCATTTCAGATTCTTTGAGTTCAGCAAACTGGTTATCATACAGGAAGTCATACTGAATATGATCCTGCATCTCATCCCAATCTTGGAGAGTAATAATATTCTTCAAGACAAGTTGAGTCTTGAGGATATCATTGAAGAGACTTGAAAATCTCTTTCTCAAACGACCAACAAACTTGGAGAACTTCAGTTCATCACGCAGAATCTCAGAAGAACGACCTAAATTAAAACCACCATCAGCAGCGATTCTAGATTCGGGAACATTCAGGGCTCTGTAGAGTTTCTTCTGGAAATATTCAATATCAGAAAGTTCGCCAAGGTTTTGTCCACCTGGTAGAGTTGTGATCTCAGTACCACGACCACCTTCTCTTCTAGGAAGCCAGAAGTCTTCCATCATAGACATAAACTTGCGATCATCACGGACTTCACCAGTGTTTGCATCATAGACAAGTTTATTTCTGTAGCGAGACATAACCTCTTTGAGGTATTGCTCTGCTTTTACTTTGGGAAGATTACCAACGTCAATATAGAAAATACGACGCTCTGGTGCTCTGGACAATCTGTAGATAACCAGAGAATCCTCAATCATTCTAAGTTGATTAAGTGCTTTAATTGCTTTATGCAGATAAGAAAGAATAGTTCCTTTATTTCTATCTACAAGACCTGAACTGCAATATGCAACAGCATCCTTAGCAATTTTTACAGAATCTTTCTTACCACCAGCACCAGAGAAAGTTCCGCTAGGATAGTTTTTCTTTGGAGTATAAAGGAAATATTCTTCAATATCTGGTTCAGTTACAGGTGCTTCTTTACCATTTCTCAATGCTGCGGAACCATTTTGAATAGCAAGACCTCTTTTGTCCATCTTCTTCTCTTGACGGATATACTTGATTTTAAGTGGGTCAATATATCTTAGATCTTGAATACCAGCACCTGGATTCTTAAGGTCAATAACTTTTTGGTAGTAAACCCTACCATCAACATACCAGTTTCTAAAAATTTCGTGAGACTTTTTATCAAAGTCCAGCATTTCTTTAATGTACTTAAACTCTGCTCTGATGATTTGCTTCAGTCTTTCAGTGCAGTTTAAGTTTGAAAGTTCGATTGCTACGGGAGAGTCATATAGATCACTAACAATCGCTTCGTTTACAATATCTTCAATCGCCCCATCCGTCTCTGGGTGGAGCGACATCTCTCTATATCTTCTTATTAAATCGTGTTCAGTTCTGTAAACACCTTCGATATCAAGGTAAGATCCATAAAAACCACTACTAATATAATTATCAACCCCGTCCTCATTATTCTGAGGAACGGGGGAGACAATTGTAGGTGATTTTGGAGTTACATCATCAAGTGAAAAACCAAAAAGGCGAGCCATCTTATAATATTGTGGACATTATGGATTATTTAGGTAATGTCTTCACCGCCAGCATTAGCGCCGGAACCCTTGATTGCTTCCCACCAGGTGACCTGGAGTTCCACTGTGAATTCCTGAATGTTCTGACCTTGATCATATCCAAGTTCAATAGCAGCAACATTGGTTGGGAAAACATCATAGAAATGATACTTTCTTAGGGTGTCGCCGTTTCTATCTAACTGATAGATGTAAGCATCAGCATGATATTCAGCAGGGTTTGTGAGACCAGTGTTATCAGAAACACGGTTAATAGTATTCATCCACTTCTCAAATGCGGAGCGGATTGCAAAATCTGTATCGTTGATAACGGTGATTGTCCAGGTGTCGAATGTGCGATCACCAGCAACCTTCAAGATTCTCCCTCTAAAGGGAACATTGATTTGAGCAATGTTAGACGCAGGCAGCGCTGCTGCCTTTGTCAAGAATCTTGATTTGTTGAGAACTTCATTCAAACCTTCAACAGCAACAGCTTCGGGGAATGAAAGTTCGACTTCAAACAGATTAGAGCGAGCACCACCACCAGAAAGTTTGCTCTTAAAGTCAGTAATCTTTCTTAAGGGAGGTGGATTGAGTTGGTTTCTTGTAGCCATTTTGAGTTAACCTCTAAGTTGATTAATAATATTAGACGTATCAGACATTACCGACGACTTCGCTGAACGAAACGCCAGTTCTGGTTGCCACGAAAGTCAGACCGATGAAGTTGATCGACCTGTTTGGTTTGATGAAGATATCAGCGACAAACTCATTGTTGTCGATGACGGCAGCGGTGTTATTTGTCTCATCACAAATAACGACATAATCGAAGATGCCTCTCTTAGATTGAACATCGCGGAGGAATGGTTCGACGATATTTACGAAGTTAGTTCTGGTGATCTCATCGTTGAACTCAAAGAGTTGATCTCTAGCAGCAGAGGCAATAGCGTCTTCCAGATAGATGAACAAGCGACGAACGTTGATTCTATCGAAAGCAGATGCCTTAGCAAGACTTGTCTTATCGCCAAAGAGGACGATACCTTCACCTGGAGAGAAGATTACTGGGTTGATTCTGTTAGAATACAGGGTGTCTCTTTGAACCTTACTTGGGTTATATGGAAGTTTGACTGCATTCAGGATCGCGCCTCTGGCAGTACCAGCAGGAGAGAACCATGGGAACTGAGTCAAGTCGTTTCTAGCACACAGACCAGCAATATCTCCGTTCAGAGGAACATATCGGAAGGCGTCATTGAAGCGGTCATACATGTACTTGTAACCACTATCAAATACTCCGAAGGAGGAAGAAGTGATTGGACTGAAGTGAGCAACAAGGTTATCAGTAATTGTAGAATCACTATTAACAGTTACTGTACCAACAGAACTATCATTCAAGAATGCTGCTCTGTAAGGAGAGATGAATGCGACCGCATCCTGTCTTGCTTCTGCAACAGCAATCAACTTGCTAGACAATGCTTGAAGATTGACAGAAGTATGATTACCAGAACCCATAAGGAGGAAATCAACTTCGTAACTGTCGGCGTTCTCGAAGAGAGAATAACCATCAACCAACTTGTTGAGTTCAGCACTCAAAGCACCAGTAGCATTGATATCGGTGCCATCACCATAATCTTTACCACCACTCAGAGTTAAAGTGCTATTACCAACAGCAGCAAAGTCAATATCCTGCGCATTTTGATCCCATCCGACATCTGATGCGAGAGCAAAATCAGACCCAGCGCTAGTAGTTGTGATACCAGCAGGTGCCGAACCACCAAAGAGGTTGTCGGACTGTGCATACAAGTAAGATCTCCAGTAGGCAGTGCTTCCCAGGGAATACTCAGCATCTTTTGCTTTAGACAAAGAAAGGTGCTTCTCAATAAGAGTGCCGGCATTACCAGTTATAGTACCCTTATCGTCATATACAACAACGTGCAGTTCGTCAAATCTGGAGTTTCTAGCAGCAGCATACTCAGAAGTTCCTGGTCTGTCTGCAATCTGGTTCCACTTAACGTTAGGGCCAGTCAGTTCAATCTCTTGCTGATCGAACCAATCTACTGCTGCAGTAACTGCTGTAGATCCATAGGAAACTGCTTGACTTGCAGTATGGATAGCGACAGATCCAGATCCAGAGAACTTGTAAATACCACCTGGTTGATAATCAACTTCAGTTTCAGTACCTGCAGCAGAGACATGAGCAAGAACTTTAACCCCTGCTTTTCCTGCAGAAGGAATTTCTGTAACAATGCCTCTAAGGTGACCATCTACAGTTTCTGTAGTTCCATCATTCTTTGGAACAGTTGCAGAGAATGCCTGAGTAATACCTGCACCAATTGCAAGAGCTTGAGAAGTAGTTGCTACTGTACCAAAGTCGAGAGGAGCACTAACTGTACCCTCTGTGTTTGTTGTAGCGTTGGAAATGGCAATAGTTCCTACACCAATTGAAGAAACCGTAGTTCCATCTACAATGAAGTCGCCACGAATTACTTGACCTACACTAACTGAAGCAGTGCTAACACCAATTGTTGTTGCTGCACCAGTCGTAACACTACCAGTTCTATTGTTAATAGCAGCAGTAAATTCTGTAACTGCAGAAGTGCTGACATCCAGAATCTGGTCTGCTTTAGCATCAATGATTGCAACCTTAACATCATTTGCCCAAGATCCAGGGTTCTTGGCAGCAAAGGTTACATTAGTAATGGTGTTGTCTTGATACCCGAGTTGTCCATAATGCTCGGTGCTCTTAATCTTAATGCTGTTGGCAGTACCAACAAAAGCATTTGTAATATTGCTGTCGTCTGCTCTGACGACACGCATGTTTCCGCCATAAGCAAGATACGAGGATGCAACCATCCAGTATTCGTAATGCTTGTCGGTGTTGTACGACTCTCCGAAAGTCTTCAGAAGACCCTGTTCATCAGTGACGAGGATTGGATCTTCGACAGGTCCCTTAGCAAAAGGTGCGACCAGAGCACCAACGGCACCGTTAGTGGCATCTGCTCTTCCTACTGTAAGGTCAACCTCTCTAATTACAATTCCAGGAGATGCTAAATTAAGTGGCATCTTTATGTGCTCCCATTCCAGAATTTATCTAAAAATATTTATGGAAAAGGTTATTTTAAGTGGGGAAACAGTGCGTGAACCTTACCAATCTGGGTATTCCCACATATTACTACTTTTCTTATTGCTCTTTACTCTCCCTATCGTACATGATTTGCATTCATATGAATATGCTGATGGTAAGGCACCTCTTCCTTTTCTTGTAAGATAGTAATCACTGATTAGATTTTTTACTTTACCACATACTCTACATTTTCGCTCAGTTAAGAGTATATGTTCTAAACCTAACTGATCATCTAAGTCCATTACATGTAATCCCACATGTATGAACGATCTCCATATTCATCTACATTCCAATCATTTGAAGATGCTGCTGACCATCTATCGCCATCAGAATCTACAAAAGAACCCGTAATATCATTGATACCATCATCTAAGAATCCAAAAGGTGCCATATCCTGCTCAATCTGATTCTTTTGTTCATCATAGATTCTCTTACGGACATCATTATCCGTCATTTCTTTGAAGTAATCCTGAGCAACTAACCAGGCAAACAATACAAGACACATTGCTAGGTCATCATTACAACCCTCTTCTGCTTCAAAAGAGTTGTGCTTTTGAGCAAATGTTGTTAGTTCTGAAATGATTTCATAATCAAGGGTGAGAAGTTTTGAATCTTCAATCAAAGTCTTTAAGTTAGAACATCCAACCTTCTTAACTTGAGCAGTTGTTCTAACACCCATCTGAGATTTCTTACCAGAGAAACCATGACCTACAACTTGACCAGCACGACCTCTCATTGCTGCCATCAACATATTTTCATATTCTAAGTCGTAATGGAGAATGTTTGCTACCTGTTCTCCAATATCATTAACTTCTACCATTACCCAGGCATCATTATATCCTTTAGCAGTTTGCTGAACAATGGATGGGAACAACATCGGTTTGATCTCATTGTTCCTATACTTTGCTACAACTTTATACGGGAACTCTGTAATATCAAAAACAATAAACGCAGAATAGTCATTTCCTAAACCACGGGCAACGTCAACTGTAATAAGGTAGTTGTGGTCCTTTCTTGATTTTTCATATACATCAAGACCTGCATTCTTTGTGATGGGGTCTTCATATACTAAGTTTTTAAGAATCGCTGGATTGATGAGTGTATTAACAGATCCTAGGAATTCGCACTCAAACTCAACCTTGAACTGCTGTTCAGAAGTGTTAGCAATAGTAGACTCTTTCCATGCAGCATCTCTACCCGGAACTTCTGACCAGTGAACATCTGTTGGAATATATTCATTCTTCTTCTTCTCTGCATCATGCCACAAACGGTAGAAGTGATTCATACCGTGTGGGGTAGATACAATAATTACCTTGGTGTTTTTACCAGAAGTAATAGTAGGATAAACAGATGCAAAGAAGGAATCAGCGACATGATTTGGGACGAACGCGAATTCGTCGAGAAAGAGGATGTTAAACGACATACCTCGGACAGCAGATGCAGATGTAGAAGCTGCCAATATCTTACTGCCATTTTCTAACTCCATTGATCCTTTGTTCCAGGATATAATACCCTGTTGCATCCATTTTGGCAAGTTTTCGTATGCAGTCTGTAGTCTGCTGAGAAGTTCTCTAGCAGTTGCTGCTTTGTTCGCCAAGATGCCGATATTCACACTATCGTTAAAAACCGCATAGTGTAAAAGATAAGATACCACAGTTGTAGACTTACCAGTCTGTCGTGGCATCTTACAGATATTAAATCTGTTGTAATGGAAATTATGGATTAACTTCTCTTGGAAATCATATGGGTGGAATTGTGTTAGACCCTCATCCAGTGAAACAATCTTAATGTAGTTATTAGCAAAATACACGGGATCTTCTTTACACTTGAGGAACTCAATGACTTGATCCTCTGTAAATTCAATCTCCGTGTTTGCTTTTTTTAGATTAGGATTACCAAGATAGACTTCACTCATAAACTAATCAACAATTCCAAGCTCTCAGTGATTTATTTATTCTGGAGTCTGGATCGTTGGCAGTTTTCTTAGAAGTCAGTTTTGCCTTCATACCTTTCATCCTCGCGCAAAAAGACGCTCTACGCTTGTTCCCAACTTTCTTTGAAGGTCTCTTAAGATCGCTTCCTGGATTTTCTTTCTCATAGGACTTTCTGCCCTTTTCGTTGAGTCCACCTTTTTCATTCTTTCCCTCCTTCTTTGTCCAAGCAGCGCCTTCTTTAATTTTTTCGCAACGATTGTACGTTTTTCCAAATAGTTTTTGAGTACCTGTTTTCTTGTACCCCTTCCAACACTTTTTTGCTTCTTCAATCTTCTCCAGTCTAGAAGGTGGGACTTGGATTGGATCTGCCGCAATTATATCGGTGGTTTCAATTTCTGTTGGTTGGAAGTCATCTCTCCAGTTGGAGTAATCAACACTTTCTTTTTTGGTTTTGTTTCCCCAGTTCTTAGCACCAACCTTACGGCACTTAACCAAAGCACCTGAGGCATATGCAGAAGGCCATACAGAATAACGAGACTTAACCTTATGGTAGCAAGCATCTTTCTTACCCTCCTCAGATACAACATCTGGGCAGGCATCTACACCATGAACTGAGCACTCTTTACCTTTAGCAGTATGAGCACACTTTTCACCTTCATCAATAGTTTTTCTTACAGGACCCTTCATGGGTTGATCATGTTGTATAGGTCTGCCATACTTTTTCTTAGCAACACCAGATCCCTTAGCGAAGTCGGAAGGATAGGTTGCTTCTACCATTTCACCTTCTGGTTCAAATCCAGCAGTTTGAACTTTCTTACTATCCTTTGCCTTTGCTTTCTTATAGAAATCGGGGATACCTGGAGTGGGAGGAGGTAGAGGTGATCCAGGTGCGTGTTGTCTGATCTGACGACGCTTATCATAAGGATCCATATCTTTCAGATAATGAACTTTCACGCCTTCAGATTGCAACTTACGCATCATCTCATTTCTCTTTGAGAGGTTGCTAAAGATAGTTCCTGCTTTTGCTTTAGGATCTTTATGATATGTTCCCTTTCTTACGTTTGACGCATCCTTTTTATTTCTATTAAGGAAGTCAAGGATACCCTCATCGAGTCCCTCTCTCCAGGAATAAGATTCTTGTGTCACGTTCTTTGCCTTTCCTTTTCTGTTGGGATTTGGATCTTCTTTGCGCTTCTTAGCAGCTCTCTTATTTCTCTCTTCCTTACTCATAGCAGCACGGTCGTCTGCATCACGACAATATGGTTTGGTCTTTTGACCTGGTTGCTTAGCACATGGTTTCCCATCATACTTACCACCAGTCTGTTTCCAACCTCCACCTTTAAACCAGTCGCGGAGGGAATAACCTTTATCTTTAGCGGACTTACCATCACGCTTTTCAGTTAAATCTACAGTCTCTTTCATAGCAAGTTTAGTAGCAGTTGCATACTTAACATCTTTGCCACGATCTTTACCATATCTTTTGTTAAACTCTCTGGTACTCATCGAATCAGCAATCTCATCGCGCTTTTTAATTTGCGCTTTGGTCATTACTCCTTCACTCATACCACCACCATTACCATTACCGCCGTTAACATTACTATCACCATTACCATCACTTTCGAGAGGTTTATCAATACCAACTTCCTCTGGTTCTCTTCCACCACCACCAAATCTGGCGGTGATTTTTAGACCCTTAGAGATTGGCTTGCACTTTCTATCAGTGTAACAGTAATAATAACCTGCCTTACACTTACTCATCCTTTTTAGAGTCTGGACTATTACTATTTAGAAATCCTTGCTTTAGCAACTTTTGTAGTTCTGATGTGGAACCAACAAATACTGCATTGTTGGTAACACTATTTGGTCCTTTAGAACCAGTATCTGCTTCAAGGTCTTTAAGTTTTTTCTGAAGATCTGCCAACTTATCAGTAGTATCAGCAACGCTCTTGATAAGTTGACCAGCAACTTCATATGCTCTAGGACTAGCACTTTCACCTGCTAGTTCCATAATACCGTTTATTGCTTCCTGCCCCTTCTCAATCAAAGAATACAAGTTTGCCCTTGTATACTCATAGTCTTTTTTGATATCGTTTTTCTCTTCCGGTCTCTTAATAGGAGAAGATTTTTCTGTCTCTACAATACTACTTTCCACATTAAGTGCATCATCAATGGCATCAAAATCAGACATGAATTAAATATCCTCTTGTCTTGTAGGACTATACGATTTAGCGTCGCCAAAGGTCTCCCAGGTTTCGCTGAAACCGAAGTCGTCATCAGGATTAGCATCAACTGGATCAGGTGTAACAGTATACCTCATCTCCCTCTTCGCAGTCTGTGTGTTGGTATCACTGTAAGTGTCAACAATAACCTTACGGATAAGACCTTCAGGATTGTCGGAAACAGGTCCGAAGAGAGATGTTTTTGCTGTAAATCTTAAAGTATATATCAGTGCTCTCCTTGTAGAGAAATCTCCCTCATAATCATCTTGGAAAGATACTGAGTTAAGAACAACTGGAATATCCTTCTTTTCACCAATCGCCTCAACCAAATCAACAGTAATATTGAATGCTGGTTGAAAGTATGGGAGGATTTGTTCTACAATCTGTAAGGCATCATCATTGAGTTTGCAAAAGATGCTAAGTTCAAAACCAATATTGTAAGGAACAGGCATGTATACTTTCTTTACATTGCCATCATCATCACATGCTCTGAATGTCTGAGTAATGCCTGTTTTTCTAGAAGGATCATACTCAATAGAGCTCATTTCAAATGACATCCTTGGCAGTGTAATCTGAATTGGTTTATCCAGATTTGCCTGTTGCTCCAATCTTGCCAGAAACTTCTGTGTTGGACCATATGCCAGAGGAACATTCATCTGACTGATAACACCATCACTACTATCTTTATGTTTAATTGTTATGTCATTAAACAGAGTTCCGAAAGCTATGATAGTCTTTCTAATAATTTCGTGGTAATAATAGGTTCCTAGCATTAAACTGTACCAAAGGGATTAGTTTCACTGAAGTCGATAATATTATCAGCTTCAAATTCTATATCTTCATTTTGTCTATATTTATCGGTCTCGGTGCTTGCCACTCCAGCATTGCTAACAACATATGCAGCACCAGACTTTTGACCTGTAACAAGTTCTCCTTCATAGAAGGTTCCAGATTGAATACCAACACGTAGTTGATTTGTATCAGTATCCCATCTCTTAACGTAGGCAGCACTATTGGATCTATCACCAACCACCAGTTCATTAAACCAGTAAGTTCCAATGCCTGTTGTAGCGGCAGCACCAACTGTTACATTTGGTGCTCCAGCAAGGAAACCAGCACCAGCATTTCTTATATAGATTGCAGTAATAGATCCACCGGCAGATACAACTGCTTCTGCAGAAGCAGCAATCTGTGGAGATAAAGGTGGAAGACCAATATTGACCACTGGCGCAGTTCCATAACCAACACCGGCTTCATTAACAGTAATACTCACTACACCTCTATGAGCAGTAATAATTCCACAAGTCGCTGCAGCACCAGCTCCTCCTCCACCACTAATAGTAATGGTTGGTACTTCAGTATATCCTGCACCAGCATTCGTCATCAATATTTCTTTGATGGAAGTGATATTATTTCGGGTAGTGGTAATAGCAACCGCCTGAGCAGTGGTTCCAGTTGATACTGGTGCCGAGAACGTAATAGTTGGAGAACTAGTAAATCCATAACCATCATCATTTAAGAATATAGAACTGACATATCCAGTTCCTACAGATGCAGTTGCTGTAGCAATGGTTCCTCCACTGAAAAGTGTAAGGTCAATAAGATATCCTTGATCCTCAACTGTTCTATCAATTGCATCAATAGAAGTATCAATAACTTCATCCTCATACTCAAAGAGTTCGCACTTGAGTTCATAAACATAGTTCTTGCCCAACTGATAGAATGGGACTTCGTGCTCAACAAACTTAACTTCAAATAAACGATTACCTAATGGGAAGAAAACAAGATCACCTTCTCTAGGTCTACCATCAACTATAATTTCATCTTCAGGCATCTCATCCAAGAATGGTGCAATAAAATCTTCATACCTTTCTCTAGAGATGGTTAAAGTTATTTCATCTCTGAGACTAACACCAAACTTAGTCATGATGTCGCCAGCACCACTATAACCATCATATGTGTTCACATATGCTTCAAGTAAGAAGTTATCATCAAATCTTGAAGATTGAATTTCTTCAATGATAGTTTGCTTTCTTACAAACTTTCTTGGTATATAAGTTACTTCTACGCCATAAATCTTGAGTTGTTCATTAATCAACTCCTGTATTATTCTCTGTTCTCCGCTGGAACCTTGTAGAAAAAATGGATTAAGTGCCATTATGCAATAAAGTCGAGGGGTGGTAATTCATATTCATAAGACATACGACTACGAATCTCAGCAAGGTCTTTCTCACCGTCTTCATAGTATTGTCTGCCGTTAAGTTCGATTCCGCCAGGCAACTTGGTTCCGCCAAACTTCATCATATTTGCTCCCCACTGCCTCTTAATAAGAGCAGTTAGGTATCTTTTTACAAAACTATCATTATAGATTTGAGAGAAGTCGTCTGGATCTAATGCACGATGACAGTCAATAACAATAAAGTCATCGGCATCAATTGTTCCCCAGTCAATATCAAGATACATCCTATCTTGACGCTTATTAAATCTAATCTGCTTATCGGTTGTTAGCAAGAAATCAATGTCCTCAAGGTAAGTCTTGGTCATTGAATAAGTCAACAAATCAACTGAGTTGAAGTAATATAAGTCATTTAAAAATATCTGATACTTGATACTAAACATTCCACCAGAAATACTGCTGGTATCAAACTTAAAAATCTTTTCAATACCAATAACAGAATCTGGTACTTGAATAAAGTTTGATGTTTCGTAGAAGTTTGAAGTTGTGGTTCCGTATCCACTAATAGAAGTAGAAGTAGCACTTGTAGTTACAATACCTACAGTATTTGTGCTTCCTGTTTCATTAGTTGCTTTTCCTCTATCTATATCTTCTTGAGTGAATTTATACTTAAGATACATCCTTTCAACACCATCATAATGACGCTCATTAAAATACTGAATAGTATCATCAACCAAATCATCAATCTGGTCGTCGTCAACGTTGATTTCCAACACAGGAGCACCAAGTTGTCTCTTACAGTAATCAATTAGTCCCTGGCGTGTTGATGGTTTTGCCATTAGAATTCCTCAGAATCTATATTTTTAGTGGTTCTTTTGGGTTTACTCAGTTTTGCTAACTGCTGTTCTTTCTCCACCAGTTGCTGTTTTAGAACTTCTACTTCTTGGGAAAGAGAAAGGGTTCTTGCTTCAAATGCAATTGCTTGCGAAAGAAAATCGTTCACTTTCTTTTGATAAGTCAATATCAAATTTTTCAGTTCAGTTTCATTCATAATAGATACAAAAAAAGGTGGGACTAGCCCACCTATATTTATAAGTTGTATTTAACCTTAGAATGCGCCACCATCTACGGTAATATTTTCTAGACTTCTTGTCGTGCCCGTACAAGAGATTACTTGAGAAGCACCTGCACAGTCGTTAACAAACAATCCTTTTATTTCAAAGTCTGCATAAGCAGCAGTTGTCATAACGCTATTGGATTCTGATACATCAGCACCAACAACAATTCTTCCTGCGCTATCATCCCAGAAGACTGCTGCCTTCTTAGCAGCACTTCCGGTGTGGTAATGCATGACCAGACCAACGTCAATGTTGGCATCAGAAGAAGGTGGAACCAAACTACCACCACTGTTGACCATACCAACTTCAATCAGCGAGTCTTCGACTGAGAGAGTTTCGGTATTAACTTGGGTCTGTGAACCAAGAACAATCAGGTCTCCGGTAACAGACAGAGTTTGACCAATGGAAACCTGTCCAGTATCATTGGTAATCGTAATAGCAGCAGTACCATTCGCAGATCTAATAGCACCAGTATCAACAGTAGGAACATTCAGTTCAGTTCCGATAGTGACTGTATCAGGAAGACCAATTGTGATGGTCTGGTTTGTTGCTGAAGTTTCAATCTCGTTAGAAGTACCAGAAATAGTCAGTGACTGGGAATCGAGATCAACAGCACCAGTTCCAGAGTCACCAGCAAAGTCGAGATCTTGTGCAGTTACCTGAGCATCAACATATGCCTTAATCGACTGCTGAGTTGCCAGTGCAGTAGCACTGTCGGATCCCATACCATCTTCATCAAGGATAGTATTAACTGAAGATCCTGTTCCTAAGGTTAAGTTTCCTCTTAGGATAGCATCAAAGTTACTATTAACTACATTGGAATTGGTAGCGAACGAATTACCCATCAAGGGGTGGGCAGAGCACTGATAGTGAAGAACTGTTGGTGTCTCATCACCTACAGTAATCTCAGTATATGCTCCAGCATTACCAGGAGTACCTGTTGTGGTTACGTTTGTGGTGTAATTAGTAGTCTTATCCGACTCAAGATAGAGAAGGAGTGGGTGACCACTATTTGAACTATCAGACTGGTCAAACCTATAAGTCTTACCAGGTAAGAGGGTAAGGAATGGTGATTCAATACCATCAATATAATATCCAGAACCAGAACCACCAGAATATCTGTGATCGTTAGTCTTAGCAGCAACTGTAACTGCATAATCTACTCTTGTAGAACTTGCAGTACCAACAAGGGATTCGGTGCCGTACAGGGAACCGCCAGCATAGACATCTCTCCACTGCTTAGCAGATTCACCTAAATCGTAAGTCTTGGTTGCATCAGGAACAAGACTGGAGATGAATTCACCGCCGACGTTGATATCGTCAGTATCGGCATCACCAAGATTGATTGTGCCGCCCTTAAATGTTGCAACACCAACGAACTCGGAATATCCAGCAACGTGAAGGTTTGCGCCAATAGTTACGTTCTTATTAACACCAAGACCACCATCGATCTGGAAAGCACCAGTATCTGCATTACCCAGAGTATTATCTGTAGTATTGGTGACGGTAGTGATACCAGAAATATCGGTAGTGCCTTCGATATTCAGTTGACCTTGAATGGTAGTAATACCGGTCATGGTGGAGTTATTAGAACCCGCACCCCAACTTAAGTTACCAGAACCATCGTTGGTTAAGACGGTATTCGCTTGACCATTAGCAGCAGGGAAAAAGTACGTTACGGCAGCACCGACCGATGCAGGCGCGGCAAGTGTAACGTAGTGTTCGCCGTTATCGGTGCCTTCTACAAGGTTAACACCAGAACCGGTGGTTGCAGTTTCGAGGGTCCAAAATCTTCCTGAACCTACGAATTTGTTTGCGGATGTCGTCGAATCAATACCGACGTAGAGGTCATATTTGTCGGTTGTAAAACCTGGCTCACCTGCCCTTAAACCTGGGAGATTACTAAGGAGACCTCTCTTGAACTGTAATACAGGAGCAGCCATCTTGTAAAATTCTTATCTTTTTATATATTTATATCAAAAAGACCCTGC